TATTTAGGTTGCGAAGTAGAACATTGGCGAGAAGAATTTAAAGGTGATTGGCACATGCAATTTTTTTTACATTATGTAGATAAAAATGGAAATTATAGTCATTTAGAAGCGGACGAAAGACCACTGTTAGGAATGCCAAAAAATTAATATATGCAAATAAAAACAAATAAAAAAAATGAAGTAGAACTTTGTTTCACATGGAAAGAAGTGTGGACTATGATAAAAGAAAGAAAGCTTACTATGAATGTACGAACATTAGATAGTCTTACAGGCATTTTAATTAATATGCGATACGATATAATACAAAGAGAAAACGAGAAAAAAGAGTAATCTATATTTAATAAATCAACAATGGTATAATACCGATATGCCATTAACAAAAGTACAAATAAGACCAGGATTTAACAAACAAGCTACGGAATCAGAAGCTATGGGTCAATGGACCGATGGTAATTTCGTAAGATTTAGATATGGGCAACCCGAAAAAATAGGTGGTTGGGAATCTTTGGTTTCAGGAAATCAAGCAAAGCTAGTAGGTGCAGCTAGGGACCAACATGTTTGGTCAGACCTTGATGGACGTAAATATTCAGCCATTGGCACAAACAAACTTCTCATCATTTATTATGAAGGTGCATTTTATGATATTACACCTTTACAAACAGATAATTTCTCTACAGGTGCAAACATAACAACGACTAACGGATCAACAACTGTGACTATTACAACAGTAGCTGGTCATAATTTATTAGCAGGAGATATTATAACTTTTGCCAATGCAGGTTCTTTTACTTCACCTGATACAGATTACACAGCTACAGATTTTGATGATGTATTATTTGAAGTTAAGACGGTTCCATCAGCTACAACTTTTACAATACAAATGCCAACGGCAGAAACAGGAACAGGAGCGACTAATGATGGAACATTAGATGTAAATCCTTATGAGCCTGTTGGTCCATTAAATCAAACTTATGGTTATGGGTGGGGTACAGGAACTTGGTCGAGATTAACTTGGGGTTCAGCATCTACTGCATCAACTGTTGTATTAGATCCTGCAAGTTGGTCTTTAGATAATTGGGGACAAGTTTTAATTGCAACCATTCATAATGGAAGATCATTTACTTGGGATCCGTCTGCATCAAACGCACTAACTACAAGAGCTGTTTTGAATACAAACATGCCAAGCAGATCAGTAATGTCTATAGTATCTGATAGGGATAGACACTTAATTCATTTAGGAACAGAAACAACTATTGGTACACCAAGCACGCAAGATAAAATGTTTATTAGATTTTCAGATCAAGAAGATTATGATGTGTATGCACCAACTTCAGTAAATACTGCAGGAACATTTCAATTAGATGATGGAACTAAAATTGTAGGTGCTACTAAGGGTAAAGACTACATAATGGTATTTACAGATACTGCAACTTATAGAATGGACTTTGTTGGTCCACCTTTTACATTTAGTATTCGTAAGGTTGCATCTAACGCAGGACTTATTGGTCAGCACGCTGCTGTTTACGCAAATGGTGCAATGTGGTGGATGGGTGCAACAGGAGGATTTTATGTTTACGATGGTACGGTTAAATCAGTACCATGTTTAGTTGAAGACTTTGTATTTACAAATAATGGAGCTGGAGATTTAGGTTTAAATTATAACTCAGGTGAAATTATATATGCAGGAATAAATGAATTATATTCAGAGGTTAATTGGTTTTATCCATCAACTAATTCTACGGTAACTGACAGATGCGTTACTTATAATTTTTCAGAACAAGTTTGGTATACAAGCTCACTAGATAGAACGACTTGGGAAGGTTCAACAGTTTATGCTGCACCTTTTGCAACGGATTATCAAGCATCTGAAGCTCCTACATATCCTACAGTTAATGGCGTTTCTAATGGTGCTTCAATACTTTACCAACATGAGACAGGTACAAATCAAGTTAATGTAGATGGTACGCAAACAGCGATTCCATCTTACATATTATCTGGTGAGTTTGACATAACAACGGATGGCGAAGGACAAAATTTTATGAGCGTGTCTAGGTTTTTACCAGACTTTAAATCTTTAAGTGGAGATGCCCAAGTAACCATATTTGTAAATAGGTATCCACAATCAACGGCTACATCATCACCTTTAGGACCATTTACAGTTACTTCAACTACCCAAAAGATTGACACAAGGGCTAGAGGCAGGTTAGCTGCAGTCAAGATTGAAACAGACGGATTAAATGAAAGCTGGAGATATGGTACTTTTAGTTTTGATGTAAGACCTGACGGAAGAAGATAATGGCAAAGATAACAGTATACATACCTGAACCTAAACAAGAATATCAGCCTGATAATCAAAGACAGATTGTAGCTGCAATCGACACATTAAAAAATCAACTTAACTTTTCTTTTCAAGAAGACTTGAAACAAGAAGTTGAACGAATGAATTGGTATTTAATGCGAGGAGGTTGTTAATGTCTCAAGGATGTAATAACGTAAATGTAGAACCAACAGTTATTGGTGGTGGAGATGGATCTACTGCTTATGATGCATTTGGAAGATTAAGAGTATCTAATCCACTTACTATATTTGATTCTAAAAATGTCATGTCAAAAAATAGTTTGTTTGATGAGTCATTAACTGGATCAGGAACTGTGACTTACACAGCCAATAAATCTACTGTTAATTTAAATGTAACTACAGCTAGTGGTGACAAAGTCATTAGACAATCAAAAAGAGTAATGTCTTATCAACCCGGTAAATCATTATTAATATTAAATACATTTGTAATGAATACACAAGAAGCTAATCTTGAACAAAGAGTTGGAACATTTGATGCTAATAATGGGATTTTTTTTGAAGATACCGGAACAGGTTATCAAATTGTAAGACGTACTTATGTAACAGGATCTGCTGTTGATAACGATGTTGCTCAATCTTCTTGGAATGGAGATAAGTTAGATGGAACTGGTGAGTCAGGTTATACATTAGATCCAACTAAAGCAACGATTATGTTTACAGATTACGAATGGTTAGGTATGGGTGCGGTTAGAGTTGGTTTTGTAATTGATGGTAAATTTATAACTGCGCATACATTTTTAAATGCAAATAGTTTGTCTACTGTTTATATGCAAACTGCAAACCTACCTATCAGGTATGAAATAGAAACAACTGATACGATTTCTGGTACAGCAACACTACAACAAGTTTGCTCTACTGCAATAATTGAAGGTGGTTATGCACCGGAAGGTTTAAGACAATCTATTGGAACAGCTTCATTAGGTGGAGTTAATTTAACAACAGCAGGAACATATTATAATTTAGCAACAATTAGAATTAAATCTGGTAGACCGTATGCAGTGATTATTCCAATTGACATTGCAGCATCCGCTATTTCTAACTCTGATTTTCAAATAGAATTAAGACTCAATGCAACACCAAGTACAGCATTTTCATACACGAGTTATTCTGATAATGTAGAATATGATTTAACAGGAACGACAACAATTACAGGTGGAACGGTTGTAGGCCAAGCATATTTGTCTGGTAAAGGTGCAAACAATTTACAATTTGCACAAGATGGATTTAACTTTGCTTATCAATTAGGACAGACAATTGCTGGAGCTTCTGATACAATAACACTATGTGCAAAAGGTGCATCAAATGGTGATGACATCTGTGGTACTTTAAAATGGGTTGATTTAACATAATGGCAAATATTTATAAAAACGCATTCTACGATCCTAATACCACTGCAGCAGTAACTGTATACACGTCACCATCTAACTCACGTGCTATTATTCAAAACATACAAGTTACAAACGAGTCTGGATCAAAAGTATTAAAAGCAAGTATTACTGATGCAACTAATACCTCTACAATACAAATAGCTTATGCATCCATATCAGGGCCTACAATATGTAATATTGCCAAAGGGCCAATTATTTTAGAAGAGAGTGACACACTAAATATTGAGTGTGATACTACCAATACCGTTTCAGCTGTGGTATCTATTTTAGAAATAAATAGATCAGATCAAAATGGCTAAACAAAAATTTACACATTACGTCCCTAGACCAAAACCTAAAAAACGTCCTGGTCGTCATAAAAAAAATCTTTCCAAAAACGAAAAAAGAGATTATAAAAAGTACAATCGACAAGGAAGATGATTGACTTACCAAAATTAGAATCTTTTGTAAAAGAAGCTAACATAAATTTAACTGAACAAGATGTTTTAAATTTTTTACAAATAAGACATAGATGGCCTTTTAGATATTTTAATAACATACCTTCTGTTGAAATATTAGCTAACAATCTAGAATTAGAGTCAAGTTCATTTTTTGATTTAGATAGGTATTTAAATTATGAAAAATGGAAACATTACTATGATTTAGGATTTACCACTATCATATCTAATGCAATGGATTTAACAAAAGAACTTAGAGAATTGAATGAAAAATTAACTGCACATACAGGTTTAAGAATTCACATGAACATGTACTTCTCAAAACCTGGACAAATACCTAGCTTTCCTTATCATACACACCCTTATGATGTTATAGTCAAACAAATATATGGCAAAGCAGAATGGAAAGTAAATGAACAATATTTTACTTTAAAACCTAATGAGACTTGCATAATTCCTAAAAATGTATTACATGAGGTATATAGTAAAAATGAAAATAAATTATCACTTACAATAAATATACAATGACCGATCTACCAAAAATACCTGCAGAAGCTAAAGAAATAATTAAAAACAAAAGAACAGGTAAAATTTATGCTAGCAAAGCTGATTTTGATAATGATGTTGCTGATCCCAATACTGATACTACTGTGGATGATTTTCGACAAGACCTTGAAATAAAGGTTACAAGAGTTTCAATGGGGGCTAAAACTAAAAAATGAATTATATTTTTAAAAAACAACATCTTGAAATAAAACTTTCTTGGAAAGAAAGATTTAAATTTTTTTTCACAGGTAAAATTTTATTTGATAGAAAAAGTGCTTATGTAAATTCAACTGCTCTTTTAGCTTTAGTATCACAGTCTATTAAAGAATACGGTGACGGCTCAGAACACGGTGAAATCAAACCAGAACGTATTAAGTAATGCAACCACGTGGAGCAACTGAAATACAACACGAGTTATTAGAAAAACATGTTAGTAAAGAATTATTATCCAGAGTCCAGATATGCACTTCAGTGCCGGGTAAGATACCGTTAGATCCTAACAAAGTAAACATTCTTTGGCAAAAAAATTCATACGACCAACCAAACCTACAAGAGTTTTTTGGTAACAAAGCGAGACACAAAGAATATGATTGGTATGTATTCAATTCACATTGGAACTATGAAAAGTTTAGATACTTCTTTGATATACCAACAGA